GGGACACGTAATAGCAGATTGCACAAAATTTTCTTCCCCAACACCCCCAAGTTTGTGCAAAATGTCAATAGACACAAAATATAGTGCCCACGCGCCTTAGGTTAGGGGAGTGGGCACAAAATGGGGTTATACGTTATACAGAGACTGTACTAATTTTTTACAGGTCGGCATCCTCGTTGCTAAGCTCTGTACCTGCTACTGTGTTAAGACCCATGATATTATTATTGCAAGCTCCTTCGAATCTTATTCCGGCCAGGTAGAAATAATCGGCAGTTATTGGGATAATGCTATTATTAGTGACACGATTAAAGCTACTGGTTCCGGTGACGCGAATTGCATAGTCGTTATTCCATTTTTTATTACGATTAAAAACGTTATCGCTAATTACTCCCGCGTACCCGTCCAGAACGTTAATAGGGTGATCTATGTTGATAAACTGATTTGTTGTTAAAATAACACCTTGGCTACTTTTAATAACAATTCCTTTAGATTCTCTGTCACCTAAAAATACGCTGTTAGATACGGTTGCGCTCGAATTTACAAATTCTATGCACACGTTCCAAGCATTAAAATACCCGTTGTCGATAGTAACCTGACTGCGCCCTAGATTAGTGCAATAAATGCAGCGCTCGCACTGATCTGCCGTGTACCCGCGAATAAAAATGTTCCAAGCCGCTAAAGCTGTGCCTGTACTATTGATTTGAATACCAAAGTGTGGGTGAGAACATTCGCAGTTGTCTATATAAATATCGCGAATATCGTTGCTATTGTAAATGATGAATTGCGAGCTGTCGCAGGTCAGATTTAACATACTGCTGTTACAATTAAAAAAGCGAATAGATGCGTTGCCGCTTATAGCGTCAGGTCCGTCGCTTGTTTCGTCGACCACGAACGAGCAGTAGCTATCACTTGGTGTACTTGTGTAGTAAGTATCGTGAAATACATTGCTCACTTGCACATTGATTGTATTTTTATAAAAGCCGACTCTGTGGCCACCTACACAATGTAGGCTGTCGAAGAAAACTCGCTGAGCACCTACAACTTCGGTGAACTGAAACACTTTTTCGACTGTTGCGCACAATGTGGCATTCACCAACCATGTTCTTTCTAGGAATCCTTCAGATGCCGAAATGCACGCATTAGCAGTGTCAAATGCAATAACTCCACCACAAAAATCATATCTGGTATGCGATGCCATTAGGACTTTGTTTGTCAGATGATACGGTGTATCAGCCGATACGGTGTTGTTAGAGGCACTCCAGGTACCGGGGGATGGAAATTTAATAGTGCCTGTAAAATCACTCAGCGCTCCCCCTCTGAATACATCAGCCAGACCCGCGTCGATAAACCAATCACCGAGTACAAGCCCCCCTGTAACTTTATATTTGCCTCCTTTTGTACGTTTAAAATGCAAACAGCAGGGTGCCACCGGTGCAGACATTGTAATTGTTACACCCTGCGCAATGATTATTGCATCGTGAGTCATCAGCGGGGCCCCAATATCAATAGTCCCTGTAATTAAATATTCACCGTCCGGAAAGTACAAATCTTTACCGGATGCAATGGCTTTTTTTATAGCTTCAGTGTCATCGGTGGAACCGTTGCCCTTGGCTCCGTAGTTTTTAACGTTTGCATAATCAAGGACTTTTTTAATATCTTGCTGCAACTGATCAATGCTATTCTGAAGGCCATTGTCTGCGTTTTCCCGGGCCGTCTGCTCTTCGGTAATGGCAGTGCGCAGGTTATTGTCTGCGTTTTCTCTGACCGTCTGCTCTGCGGTAATGGCGTTTTCTCTGGCCGTCTGCTCTGCGGTAATATCCAGCTGTAGTTGTGTGTCGGCGTTCTCCCGGGCCGTTGTCTCTGCGCTCAAGCCCTCATTAAACGCAGTCACAAGGTAGTGCAAAACTTCATTTGTGGAGCTGCTAACACAGTTGGAGCCGGGCACGTAAGCATCACCGGCGATCATTGCTCTTGTGACACGTACAAGCGCCCCATTGACCCAGACAAGATCGTTGATAGCTCTAGCAGCTGTCGCGGTGGGGCTGTGGCCCTCATCGTTGGGAGTGATGGCCTTTTTTACATCGGCCCAGAGTTCGTCAAAGTTACCAATTTTTGTCCAAAACTCGGGGCGGTCCAGAGACACACCGGAGGGGACAGGCCGCACGGACAGGTATGCGTTGCCGTTGCTGTCCACAACAACGGTGTTAGATTCATACTGGCTGGTAATGTTCCACTGAATGGGGTTCGCATACTTAATTGTGGCCAAGCTGACGAAATTCGTCAGTTTGGTATCGAACTCGTTCAGCACGTCCATAATCCAATCCAGATTGAGGTCATGGAAATTGGTGTAGGGTGCTCTGTGAATGGGATTGATACTCATAATCGCATCTCCTTAATATACCAGCAAACAAAAGTTTGCCCGGATGTCCGTAACGATTTTATGAACGGCATTCTCCATTGCAAGGGTCAGCTCTTTGGCAATAAGGTCCTGGGGGTCCCGTCCTGCCCGGCCCTTCTCGGTCACGGTGTCATTGTAGCCGTCGTGCAACTCCGAGGTATTGTTATCGGTGGTCGTCTGATCTGTGGTGGTCGTGTCGGTGCCGCTGCTGGTAATGGTGTTCCCAGTACCGAGGGCCGTTGTGCTCCTCTCCGCGGTTTGCAAGGTACCACTGTCAAACCCCGCAACATCCCGGGTGGTGCTGTCACTGCCGTTATTCTGACCGGTGGTTGTCAGGTTAGGCGCTCGTGTAGTCGTTCCCTTCACACCGTTTGTGCGGTTGACTGTGCCGCCGCTGGTTCCTGCATGAACGGTTGTTCTGGTTCGGTTATCGGACGCCAAGGCGTCATATTTAAGGCCCAGCGCCTCGGCGTACCGGGTCCAGCTCGGAAGCATGGTTTCAGAATAGACGCCCAGCGCCCGGCGCATTGTGGGGCCATCCGCGTATAATACCTCCAATTCCAGCGTATCAAACAGTAATTGATTGCAAACAGCGTCTTTAGAGACATTGTCAGGGACTTTCAAGTCGTCGAACAGTTTTGGGTATCTTGCCAACAGGCCGTTAAAGCTCAATGTTGCGTGCATCGTTGTTCACCTCCTGCGCCCCAGTGTCGGGCGGAAAACGCCAATCGACCCATAAAGTAGATTTGTCAATTCCAAAGAGTTTGTGAACCCGTTCGCAACCACGCTGCAAGCTGTCCACCCATAGCGATGCTTTGGCGGCTGTCTCAACGTTGTTCGAATTGACTTCGTCGGTTAGCATCCGTTCTTTTTTGCTGGTATTCGTGTTGGGGATGCCCACTTCCGTGTCAAACAGCGCTTTAATGGTTTTAAGGGCTGTAAGCAATTCGTTGGTGATGAAGTTCCCTTTGAGGTCAGTTGCAAAATACATCCACGGGTCTTGCCCGGATGCCCCATTCTTGGGCGCTTTGAGCAAAGACGAATCAACAAAAACGGCGGGGTCGCCCTGCATAATGGCGTCAAACATCTTTTTGAAAGATTCCGCACCCGCTTTGTTGCCTGCCGCAAACACGTAGGCAAGGCGGCTATTGATTAAATTACTCTGGATGGTCTGGGCGGCAAGGGCCATCATGTCCCCATAGTAGGCCACAATATCCACCATCCCACGGTAATCGGGTTGCAGATTGATGATTTCGCATTGTTTCCCGATCTGCAAATATGGGGACCCTTTAATAAAAGGGTTTGCAATGATGGAGTGTGTGGGATTGTAGAAAATGTTAATGCCGGTTAGTCCCATTCGGTCATACACGAGGCCGTAGCGGTCAGTGTTAAACACCGTGACACCACCAGAACCAAACACAAGATATTGCAAGCGGTTACTGGGCCATGTTTCAGGCAAGGTCCACCGGACCATAGACACGGCTTCAAGGAACAGATATTTGCGGAAATAATAGGACAGGCTGTTGCCCTTTGTGTGCATCACGGAGGGAGTCACCGGCGACACATGGGCGTTAATCTGATCGTAACTATAGGGAGCACTCACAACAGACGCCCTCCTTTTGCCATCTTAAACAGCAACCATACTGGCAATTTGCCAGTAGGCCACGGCCCGGGACCCGGGTCAGGACCCGGCCCGGGACCCGGCCCGGGACCCGGGTCAGGGCCTCCACCGGAGTCCCATTCTACGTCCCACGTGCCCACCTGATTCGGGATTCGGATAATGCTGGACGGGTCCCTCAGGTTTCCAGCGGCATCGGCATACTCCCAATGTGTGTGGATGCCCGTGACGTAGCCGGTTTGTCCCTGTGTGCCGATGAACTGACCCTTGGAAATAGTGTCGCCCACGTTCCAAATCTGCGAGGCAAAGTGCGCGGCCCTCCATGTCGTGCCGTCGGCCATCCGTACCTTAATCATGTTGCCCCATGACTGATCGCCTGAGGTGCTACCATTCCAGTGCTGAGCCACAACCACAACGCCCGACTCGGGCGCATAGGCTTTATGATTGCCGTGGACTGTGTCAATGCCCCGGTGGGGGCTGCCGTCAGCGTATGCAGGATAACCGGCGGTCACTCTGATCGGCGACACGTCAGTAATACACTGTTTGTATACTGCCATTGTTTACGCCTCCTACTCTAAAAAGAATCCATTTTTCATATAACTTTTAACGCTGTCAATCTCGGCGGCTGTTGCGGGCAACTCAATGTCGGGGTCATCGACCATAATGAATCCCGGGATACTGAACAGCTGCACGCGCTGGCAAAGGGGCCTGCCGTGGTCCTCATTGTTGTCGTCTGCAAGATCATAAAACGCCCCCGTTAAATATGGCCTTATTCCATATTTGGCAACGCTCGCCACTCCGCCCTTGGATTGACTTGCAACGGTCATCTGCTGGGCACCAGATGCAATACCGTTAGTAACATCGCCCCCGCCAAAAAAGGATTCAATACCCCCGGCAATAGCACCGACGGCGGTTTGAATCAGTCCACCAACACTTGCCAATTCATTTACATTGGTCGCGATCTGCGCCAGCTGCACAGGTACCGAAACGTTGCCGGACGTTGAGAAGAAAATAGTTTTGAAATCGTTATTAAATGACAAGTCCAGTATTGCATCGCCGGTGCGGTAATCAACAGTTAGTCTACAATACAACGTGCTTTGCAACACAAACAGGTTTGCATTTAATTTAATTTCCCCAAATGGAGGACAATATAACGTGTACTCGGAATAGGGCGCCCCGTCTGTATAGACGCCCCTTGTAATGTGCTGCGGGTGATGGGGGGTGGAGATGCTGAACGTGAAAACGTTCTTATCGTTGTTGTTCTGGATAACGTAGGCATTCCCAATATTTTGCATTTTCCACCACCCGACGGGGATTTCATGGATGGGGGTGCCAATAGCGGTATTGCCACAAGGTACCCAAAACGCTTTTGAAATATACTGAATAGGATTGAACAGCGCTTTAGTTAAGTTGCTGCTGATTTCGTCTGCGCTGATATTCAAATAATCAGTATTTTGCAAAAGAGCCGCCATCAGCTTTTGAAATGTGGTCCCGCTCATTGCAAGATAAATTGCACCACCAAAAGAAACATACCCCGGGGCATTGACCGCCACAACGAAGAACCCCCTACTCCCATTTTCCGGGTCATCCGTGAATGGTGTAGAATTTGTATAGATGGTTCTGGTGGTGATCGTCGCTTTGGTGGGATATAAATTATCTACGATTTTAGGGTCATATTTGGCCGAAGATCTCACAACATATTCAGTGGAATTGCCGATCTGATCGCGATAGCTTGCAAGCGTGTCAACGGTCAGCGACGCAGTCCAGAGCCCGTCAGAATATGTCCAGTTCTTAACCCAGTAATACCGGCTGAATGTGGGAAGGTAGCAATAATTGTACCCGGTGGGGTCACTCTGTGTTGCTATCTTGATCTCGGGGTCAATGATATTGCAGGGGGCTTTCAGGTCGATTCCAAAACCATGCCCACCGCTGGGCCGCTTTGTGCTGTTGGTGCGCTTTGCGAACTGAAAAAATGTTGCTTGCATAACGCCTCCTATAAAATAACCGGCGGGCAATGCCCGCCGGTGCTGGTCAGGACTTAGAGGGGTCCGCGTCCTTATAAGTGGTGGTTTTCAGGGTGGATGCTCTTGCCGCCTTGGCAGCGCTCGGGGCGGTGACGTCGCCGGAGGTCATCAGGAACAGAACTGCGTTCTCGGTGAAGTCATCATACCACGACCATCCGTAGTGATACCAGAAATTCGTATACAGGCCGCGGGCGTTCATGGGGGTCGGGACCACACGGGACAGCTTCGGAGTGTAACCGATGGCATCCCAGTCCAGCAGACATCCGAATACATTCGACAGCTGCACTGCTACATTCTTGGATGCCACACCGGCGGCAGTGGTCACAACAGGCGTTGCGGAAATGGTCTCGCGCTCGTCGATGTTTTGCCAGAACGTGACCTGCTCGGCATCGCGGTATTTCAGCATATTATCATGGAACACCTCGGGAATCACGCGGGCGTTGATCTGGCTCTGCGTACCACTGTACAGATAGAGGTGCTGGCGGTCATACGGAGTGTGCCGCATGATGTTGTACGTGGTGCCGCCGATCTCCCAATTCTGGTGCCAGTTGATGGAGCGCTCTTTCATCAGGCGGGAGATGTCGTTGATGCGGCCATAGGCGTACTTTGCAAAACCCGGGAAGTTCGCTTCCTTGTAGACGTCCTGTACCGTCAGCTGAGTGCCCTGCTGGGCGTTGTACTCATCGAGCAGATAAACAACGCTGTGTGGGCTGGTCACAGTCATGCCGGTCAGATGGTTGGCCATCAGGTTGTTGGCGAGGTTGCGTCGGTCAGCCTCGATCTGGTTCGACAGGTGCAGTACGAAAGACGACCAGAACTGCGCCAGTTCCTCGGGGCCCTTAAATGCTGCTTCCATCTGGGTATCGGCCTGCGTGTACACGCGGCTGTAATTGGTCTGGCCGTAGTAGTTTGTCTGAAGGACTTTAGGCTTGTGGACTTCGTACATGTCCACGCTCTGGCCATCCTCCAGCGCCCATGCCTTGTCGGTGACGGGGTCGCTGTCGCAGAAATTGATCTTCCGCACATGGTTCGACCAGTCGTCGCCCGTCACCTGCAAGCGCTTCAGCGGGGCATCGTAGGGGCGGACGGCAAAAATGGTACGTCCCAACACCTGACTGATCGCCTTGGTGTAATTGTCGGTGCCGGTCAGAAGCGTGGCCTGCGCGACAGATACAAAGCTAGACGTGTCCACGATGGGCGATACCGGTTCCTGGCCAGTGGCCATTTTATTGATCTCGGTCAAAATTGCGGCAATGTCCGCAAAATCCATACCAAGGGGCATATTACTTTACCTCCGTTCCATAAGTGGGGTCGATAATCCGGGCCGTCACCGTGTGGGCGTCTGCCGTCGGCTGCTGCTGGATGCCAAGGCCCAGCGCGTTTGCCTGCAACGTCTGCGTCATAGTCTGCATTGCCTGCGCGGTAGTCTGCTGACCCTGCAAAAGCTGCTGCAACAGGGTTTCGAGGCCCTCATACTGCGGCGCGGGCTGCGGTGTGGGCTGCGGCGCGGGCTGCGGCACGGGCTGCGGTGTGGGCTGCGGCTTCTCCATAGCTTCGATCTCTGCTTTGGTGTATCCGGCCATAGCGAGGGCCGCTTTTTCACTGATTTTCAACTTTGGTCGCCTCCATTACAACGTATGTATCATGCGCCAAGCATTCAACGACTTGGTCTTTGTCTCCTTTTGTTACGGGACCCACTGCGCAACACTGCCGCGTGTGGGCGACGTCTGCCCAGTCGCTATAATAGCCGATACCCAAACGAGCGCACAAATCAGCCAGCAGGAACGCACGCTCGTTTGTAATCGACTGGGCAAAAATGATATAGCACCCCATAAGTCAGCTCTCCTTCTTGATCTCGTCCAGAGCGAGCCGCATTTCGGTGATAGCCGCGGTATTCTCCTTAACTACAGTGTTACACTGATACCACATTAGCAGAAACGCAGCGATAGGAAAACCCACGTTAGAAATAGCCTGAATCACAGTATTAGCATCCATTTTGTGCACCTCCTTACAGATACAAGTAAATCCCCGGTTCTTGCGCTGGCTGACGCTTGCCCGCCCCTTCTGGGGGCTGCCTGTGGGCACCGAGGATTATCTTTAATATATACCGACTGCGTAAAAAAGTCAAGTACCGCAATACTCGCGAAAGAAAATTTCATCCGAATATCGCTCAAATTCTAGTTGCCGCTGCAAGTATGCTGGCCAGATGTACCCATACGCGGCCCTAAACCGTTTCCGCTCATAGTCACCGGTGCCGTATGTCGGCATCTCGCCCGATCTGTGACGACATACATAATATAGTGGATTGCTCTTGTGCTCATAGATGCAGCACCGCCCGATTTGTACAAGAGGGTAGTATTCCCGGAGGGGTCGGGACACTACCAAACTCTTTTCCTCTGCGCTGTATTGGTTTTCGATAGCTGATCTGTAAAAGTCTGTGCCGCTCATAGACCTATAGAGGGCCGTATTGGCTTTTTTCTTTGCGATAGGACTATCGACAAGATCAACCAGCAAAATGCCCTTATCGGCCAACAGCTTGACGCGCTCTTTTTTGCCGATCATCTTTTCGACGGTATCGGTGATCTCCCACTGCATATAATAGGGGTTCGCCATGCCAACAGCGTTTGACATACACAGCAGCGTCAGGGGCTTTTTACCTTGTAATTCGCGGTTACGGTTGACCGTTTCATAAATGTTGGCAAGGCCCACGCCCTCGCCGCGCCGGTAGTAGTCGGATTCTTCTTTCTGGTATTCGTCCAAGATAATTATATTGGTATGGGGGCTTGAAAAACCACGAGTGCGAGCAAGAGTCACCACACTACCCACTACACCCGACATCTTAGCCGGTTTTATGGGCGCTCCTGTATCCGTGTAGGCTCCTGCGTTGCCCACTTCATATAGTCCGGCTATTTTGGGCAATTTGAACGGGGCGTAATGCGTTTGCAAATCGTCGTTCAATGTAGACCACGGCCACATAATGGGCGAGGCGCAAATAAGTTCCGCCTGCTGCGGCGTGCGGCGCAGATATAGAAATTCTTCCTCGGTCTGATGCACGTGCTTCAATGCTCCATAAGTCTTGCCGGTACCACGTCCGCCCCATATAAAAATAATAGGCGCCCCTGTTGACAAAATGCCATCCTTTTCGGAAAAATTCGGCCAACCTTCATCGGTGTACAGTTTAATCATCAGATAACCTCCATAATCTTGTACCCTAATATCTTTGCGTATTCGTCAGTAATACCCAACGTGTAGGTATTATCACAAATACACAGGTTTCTTGTTATATGTACCGTATGCCCGTCAACCACAAAATCGGGCACATTGGGACGATCATTATAAATAACCTGATTTCCTGCCGCCAAACAAAAAGTAAACCCGGGCTTGAACACTTCAAAACCACCCCACAAGGCCAGCTCTAAACCGCCTTTACGCTTGCTGACTCCTGCTATAGTGGTAGTGATCGGCCCGCCTTTTTTATAGGTAGTCGCGTATTTTTTAGCGCCCCATGTCATAAACTCCGCATAGCTGCGCTCCTGCTCATAGACGCCCATATAATGGGTATTGCCTTTTGGGTCTGTAGCGCAAGCGCCGTTGTCTTTTGCAAGTTGTTTCACTGCTTTGTTAAAGTCCGACAAATCAATATTGCCCATGTATTTGACGCTGTCTGTGTCACAGTACACGCCATTCTTGCCCGCGGCCCATTGCGCTATTTTTAGGCGCTTACGAGTATGGGCAGTCGTCCATACTCCCCATTGGTAAGGCAGAAACAAGTGAGGGCGGTGGTCTTTATAACTGCCCTCTGGGTCGTCGGTGCATTCGCTCCAGAGATTGTCGGGGTCGTCCTCGTCAAAAAGTGTATCCAGCTGCAAGGGGTCCTGCGCTGTCATACCGTAGTAGCTGTTAAGATCACCCTTGGCCTTAACATAATACAAATCTTGACCGGCTACACCTTTAAGGGATGTTTTGCCGGTGTAACTCTCTTTTACACAATCCGTCAAGGGATTCGGCAGTTTGCCATAATCGGACGTGTAGAGGTCCATAACGTTAAGAGCGTCCCAATCATATTCTTTGGCAATGATTCTAAAATCTATATCGGTTATGGTAATCTCGAAATGTTCAGCAGACAGCAGACGGCCATTGTCGTTAATGTATCCTTCACAATGCCGAACCTTGGCAAGTGGGATATATGGAAACCCCCACCACTTAAAACGCTGACGCAAACCTTTCACTTGCAAGCGCATCAGACACGCCTTGCCGTGCCTCATACATTGCATCAAACGCTCTACGGTGGCCGGTTCCTGCCTAAACGGAGTCATAGGAAAATAACATTCACATTGTACGGCAGGGTAGGCGCTCGACATATCCACGGAACCGACGTTCTCCAAATGGAGACCTACATAATACCGATTCGCATGGGTGTCACCGCCCCGGAACGCTTCCCGCAACATTTGGTAAAGGTCCCATGACGGCAAAAGGCACTTGACCCGTTTAATGCCCCATTTATACATAGCTTCTCGGGCCATTCGTCGGACATAACCGGTGCGCGTCAACGGCAAAGTATAGAGGTCGTCCCCATCTCGGTTCATCTCGATTAACAAGCACTCCACAATACACCTGACATCATTGATACAGTACGCTAATTCTGTAGACGTTAAAGAAGTCCATGGGTACCGCACCTTTGAATAATCAAGTGCCCCGGTCAGTTTGGCATGTGGGGCACCGAGCTGTTTGCCCCAGGCATCAAGGGACAAATTGCTGTGCCGCATACTGCATCGGTACTCAATAGCGCGATTGTCGCATTTTAAGACCCTACGGGGTTTGCTGGCGAACACATCCCCCGGGCCAAAATCCAGAACGCCCGACAAATATTGAAATTCATGTGCAAGATTGTGAACGTACATGCACAAATACCAATCACCTTGCGGGCCGCTGTTTGCTTGCAAATAGTCGCTGATTGCTCCCGTAAAGTTCAGCCACTCGTCCCACGTCCTACCAATAATGGTAATATCCAGACCGAGTTGACACTGCCAAATATACATTATGGTGTGGGGATTGTCGTCCGCATCAACACATACTCGGCTAGTCTCAATATCAAACGCACACGGCACATTCACATATAAGCGCTTTTTGTTCGTTTCGCGTTTCTTGCCTTTTGTGTGTTTGCGGTCTAAATGCTCCATAAGCCACGGGACAGGGTTATAATTACAAGCCTCCGCCAAAACCTCCGCGCAGGTCGGCGGAACTGCTGCCGTCGCTGTAGTCCCATTCTTTAACATAGTTGACCTCACCTTGCTGCCACTTAACAAAATCGTCAATACTGACATTGTAGCCGCCTTTCTCGCGCCAGTACATGACCGGCTGATCAGACGGATAGTAGTACACGCCCGATGCCTTCACGATTTCCCACCATTCAGACAGGGCCGTGTATTGATCTTCGGGCACGGCTGCTATGTCAATACCACCGACTTTCATTTTTTGCTCAAATTCTGCACGCGCTCCGCCAACGGTGGAACCCTTGGAACGAACAAACCGCGCAACATCTGCTAAAGCCTGCTCCAATGCTTTACGGTCTCCGCGCATTGCCTTTAAGGTTGGGAAACCTCCGGCAAATTCTTTATAAACGTCGCTGGTGCCACTGATGGGGTCTCGCGACAAACGCTTGATACGTTTCTGCGCAATGTCACGCAGTCGAGTGTATTCTTTGCGCATCTGATTATCTGGCCAAGACTCCAAGGCATAGGGGGTATACAGCTCGGCACTGTATTTAAGGGTCGCACTTGCTTTAGCTGCGCCTACTGCCATGTTTTCTTGCGCTCCTTTCTATCTAAAATCATATAATACCAGTCCAGAGGGTCCGCGTCGATGCCCAATCCGTTGAAAATGATTTGGGCCCATTCAGAGCGGAAAAACTCGACATCTTTGGTTGCGACTCCACTATATACAATAGCAGAGGCAAGATATATCATGGGGTCGTCGCAGTTCAGCAAGGATACTCTGTTATCTTTACTTCTCATGGGGCCTCCTATAATAAAATAAGGCCGCCGCATGTGCGGTGGCCAGAGGTTAGATCAAACCAGATTCAAAGACAAAACCTGCCCTTTTTTGGTGCTGATAAGAACGGGCTTGATCTTCACCGGCTCCGTCCACGTGTCAGGGGTTCCCAGCAGCGTAAACATACGCTTCAAAGACTGATAAACGCCGACGGAAACGCAGGCGTAGGACTGCCCGTCCGCGGTAATGAGGACGACGCGCGGTGCAATCGTTTTGCCCTCAGGGACGTCGTCCTTGCTGACCTCCACACACTCCACGGAGACATGAACCAGCGACAGAACCTCGTTGACATGCTCCTTCAGCTTGTTGGCGGGGTTGCTCGTTGCATTGTAGAATGCAACCGCGGCAGAGCGGTCAGAAAGATTCATGTCGGTATACCCGATGCCGGTGTTCATCACATCGGATACCATCATAGCACCATTGTTTTCGGACTTCATCATCGCTTCAGACATAATATAGCTCCTTTTCATTATGTGCCCTGTCATTATCAATACCGGGCGGGCGGTCCCGGTAGACGGCCCGGAGGCCGTTTCGACTTATTGAATGTACTTATTGTACAACTTTTGATAGAAACTACTCAGGTGATCGCGTACTTTAACGGCACCCTGATACTCAAGATCAGCCGACAAACAAGAACCCCTAAATACTTCAAGGGCACTTATTTTATCATTACAATGAATAAGCGCTTGCCGGTACCCTTCCAACCATGCACGATTATGTGCGGCTCTGGCCGCGTCCTTTGGGTCCTCGTACTCGCAGCACGTCAACGTGCCGTCTGGGTGAATCTCGATGATGAATTTACGCATCTCCATTTGTAGAATCTCCCTTCTGTCATCCATACATAATCTTTGCAAGACTGACAAGCATCTTAATACTGTTAATGATGTCATCCTCGGACAGTTGTTGCAGGTTCTTTCCATCAAGAGTAATGTTATCATCGGTTAAGGTAATTTTAATCATGACTTCTTTTTCCATTGGGGCACCCCTTTCTTTTCTTTCATTGTCTATATTATACCATACACTAAATTGTATATGTTGCTATTTACATTGTAAAAATTGCTCTACTCCCCTACCCTAAGGGGCGTGGGCACTATATTTGTGTCTATTGACATTTTGCACAAACTTGGGGGTGTTGGGGAAGAAAATTTTGTGCA